ATAAAAATGATCACAAGTGATGCAATAGGCAAAAACCATAATCCTTGAATGGGCTTTAAAACATTTTTTACGCTTTTAACTATTTTTATATTATTATTTTTTTGATAGGTTCTAATTGCTTTATCTAGTGAACGATAATTATCTTGTAAATAGGACACAGAAAAGATATGTTTGTTATCAATGTAAAATCTATATCCTGAGCTCACATCCCTAGATTCAATATGATCATATGCTATCTTTCTCGTTTTTTTAAGGGCGGTTGTATATATACAATACGAATCAAAAACTTGAACTTTCCAACGAGCTATATAAATCGATAGAAAAATAAAAGCAATTATGATCCCAAAGAAAAAAATAAAAACGAAGACTATATCTGATTGATCTATAAAATCTGGTATAAAAATGAATACTCCAAGCAATATACCAAAAAATACAAACCCAATTATTGGAAAAACTATCCAAGACAACGGATAAACTATTGTATTGCTATTGTTATCTGATGATTTTCTTCTAACTAAAATACTACTCAATATTCCGCTTAACCAATTCATGGAAATCTCCTTAAAATTTATAATTATGAGACCAACTTTCATCCATTAAGTATCTTTTACTACAATTATACTTAATTATTGCCCCAGTTTATTTTCAAAAAAATTGCCACTCATTTTTTAAAGTCCCACCCATGCGGTACCCTGGGTAATTATTTCAATAATAAGACGGGGGGATTATAAAATTGAACTAAATCTATTTAAACATAATTCAAAATCATCATTATTTAATAATGAATTTTCAGGATTAACCAACATTATTATTTTCTTAATTTCATATGAATCATACAAGTTTTGATCAAATCCAACTAACGATGTAATTATTTGCCCATTTTCAGGTAAGTTATCAAATATCAAATTAAATATTTTTCTTTCATTATCCTCATCAAAATCGGCATTATTAGGATTGTCAAATACTAAAGGGTATATTAAACTTTCCGAATTGAATTCGTACTTGGTCTTCAACAATGAACATAACCAAGCAACCTGGGTAATGTTAACTCTCGTCCCATCAACTTTGATCTTTGTTTCAACACTATCTATTGATGATAAATCAAGCCCACCAAGCGAATATTTTTGATAAACATCATAGAAATTAGTCAAATATGTTTTGTTAACTTCCTTTTTTCTCCCATCAAGCGATCTGAGTAGATTTGTAATCTTTTTTCTGTTTTCGATAAATGTATTTTTGGATACTTCATTGTTTGTTATTTCTTCAAATATATTTGCCTTAATCTTTTTCATTCCATAAGATTTTATTGTATCTCCCAAACCCTTATTACCCTCAAAAACTCTTGCTTCAATTTTTTTCAGTTCTGCAAGATTGTCTTCATACTTACTGTTAGTTAAAGTGATTTCTCTACTAAGTTTACCTAATTCTCTTTCAGCATCAAGTAATTGAAATTTTGCACCATCAACATCAACAGCTTTATGAATATATGCATGACTATCATCTCTTAGCTCTGAATTACAGATAGGACATGTGTGTTCCTTAATTGATTTATCTAATACCTTCTCATCAAAACTGATCATTTTTCGTAATTCATTAATGGCATACTCAATCTCTATCTTAGAATCATTCGTCTTTAGTAATTTTTCTTTTAACTTGTTTGCTTCACCAATAAGTTTAGTATATTCATCTTGGTGTTTTTGAAGTTCTTTTTTTAAAACTTCAATCTCAGAGTAATTTGAATTCAAATCTTTATTCTTATCTATTTGTGCTAGCATTTCATTGAACATTAGGTTCTTCTTATTTATTTCACCGATTTTTCTATTTAATTCATCTGATTCAATTTTCAACTCATTAAATTGCTTGTTGTTAACACCCAAATGTGAGTATAATAAATCAGAATAAAAGGCAGAAAATGCATTCAAACCATTAAATGTGCTAAATTCCGACACACGGATTTCTTTTTGATCAATATAATTTAATAGATAATTAAATGCAGGATGTGCAATAGAATATTCGTTATTCTTATTCTTAAGGTAAATTTCTTGGTTAAATAGTTTGTTAAGTTCGATTGCTAGGTCTGCTCTATTTATAACCTTAAATAATAAATTATTGTTTTCATCAAACAATTTAAATAGATTATCAAATCTTAACATTCTAAATCTGCTATTATTGATTGAAAAATCTAGTATGTATGTGTACTTGCCTTCTCTTTCCCATAGGCTTGTTGAAAACTTACCATCTGCTCCTAATGTATGATAAATACTTCTTAGTAAACTAGATTTACCAACATAATTACCGTTAATATTTTTGTTAGATGTTACAACATTAATTCCTGCAGTAAATTCTGCATACTTTGCTGTTTTACTATTAGGACTAATTATAGCAATACTATTTACAATCATGTTTTTCATCTAATTTACTACTCGCTTTCCATTTTTGTTAATGTTAATAGTATTAAGCACTTTCTTTCTGACTTATCCTTAATAATATCCCATTCAATGCAATTATAGACATAATCGATTATCTCAGATAACTTTAAATCCTGAATAGTACTTTCATTTTCATTGATACAATTACTAATATCTACAATTAGTGCTTCTATCGTTTTTGATGTAATCCCATATTTAAAAATTCTAGGTAATGCGGTTTTTAAAAGCAATATTTCCCCATAATTATAATCACCATTCAGTGCCTCTATTTTAGATAAAGTTTTTTCTCTATATCTGTCAGCACCTAGTAAATTATTCAATATGTTATCAATCTCACTTCTTTTTATTCCTTTTTTATCGATGGTATCATTTAAATCAATAGTGTTCAACTCATAACTTGCTTTTCTGTCTACCAATCCCTTTATGTAATTATATATCAGTTTTGGTTCACTAAATTTAATACCTTTTGCATTTTCTAAAAACTCAACAGTCTTACCTATTAATAATGTATCGGGATTATTAATGCAAAAATCTGATCTTATGAAGAATGAATCCTTTAAATCTGTGACTAGAATAGATTCTGCTTTAAGATGATCTTCAATTTTTTTCTTTTCATGATCTTCTAAATTTTCAAAAGGTATTATCTCAGAATTTTGAAGTATGGTATTTTTAATTGATAGTTTTGTATTAGAAACTACATTAATACTTTTGATTTGATCGTTTACCTTCAATGAAAAAAGCAAGGATAAATAAGAACGCCCATTCTTCTTTCTAATTAGATCAGAAATACTAAAAGGACTGCTGGTATCTTTTGTTTTTACTTGATAAAAATGTAATGTATCATTGAATCCAACTTCAATATCACAAACATAGTCAAATATAACAAAAAAATCATCTGGGTTCTCCAAATAAAGATCATATATTTTACTAATTCCCCATAATATTTCTTGTCTAAATCTATTTTTAGTTCTAGAACCAGATAAATCTTTCGGTAAAATTGAATATGTAGTATCTAATGACAAAGAAACAACCCCCTTTATTGAAATGACTTTTTTATAATTTTACCACATTATAAGATTGTTTGCCATTCAACCAGTAAAATTTCCAAATACATCAAATAGAATTTTTTTCTTTTTGAATCTTCCATGTTCCTTGTTGTGACAGTCCTTACATAATAACTCCAAGTTATCTTGATTCAAACAAATATTACTATCATTAACATTATCAACTGTTAACCTAATCTTATGATGAACCTTTTCACCGATCGCACCACACCGCTCACACTTGCCCTGTGTGGCGTTTGTTTTGATATTTCGAGCAACAAGCCAAGCCTTCGACTTATAGAACCTGTGCAGCTCTTTTGGTTTACTCATAAGATTCACTTAGTTGTTTCGCTTTAGCTTCTACTTGTTCCTAAGCAACATCAAGATCTACTCGTCCAATATGTCCATAAGATGCTAACGGTTTAAACTTCACTTTGTCCAGGTTTAATTCTTTGATAATGCTTGATGGTGTAAAGTTAATGTTCTCTTTAATTAACTTTAATATCACATCATCAGAAGTAACCCCTGTTCCAAAGGTATCAACTGATACACTCACTGGGTTTGCTACTCCGATGGAATAGGACACACTAACTTCGCACCTGTCCGCTAAATTTGCCGCTACAAGGGCTTTTGCTACAAATCTGGCATAGTTAGCCGCACTGCTGTCTACCTTGCTCACATCCTTGCCAGAGAATGCGACACCGCCATGTTTTGCATAACCACCATAAGTATCAACGATAATCTTTCTACCTGTTAATCCAGAATCTCCATATGGTCCACCAACGACAAAAGAAACTGTTGGATTGATTAAAACTTTGAACTGATACCAAAAACCCGTACTTTGATACAATATAAGTGTATGCAGGAGGATCACACGAAAGATAAAAAGAAAACATTAGTTCCCTAGATCCTAAAGAAGAGTTTCTTCTAACCATCATGTCATCAATGGCACAGGAGGAAGCAAGAAACGTATCAGAAAACGTATGGATAAAATCAATGAGATTTTAGGCAAAAAGAATCTAGTCATCGATGAACTTGATTCAGAGATTTTAAGTACATTCATCTATAAAAAGATATCAGTTGCCCCAAATGAGATTGTATACTGTATTGCTGGAACCAAGAATTATTAAGACAATGAGTTCAAAGAACGACGTTTTGAGTTCTTAAAATCAAAACCTATCATTGTGTAAACATATCACGCAAAGGGTGGCTTAACTAAGATGTTTACCCTAGGTGTAGTGATATAATTTTTTAGCAAATAGATGTTCTCACACTCAAGAAAATATATACTTAAAGCATCGTTTGATGACCCAAAATGATTTCGAGATGTTTCCACATTGGGCAAAAAGCAAAAAAAGAAACATTTAACCCTATTTTAAGGAGTTAGATGTTTCTTCTTCTATTGTATAAATATCTTTGTTAAGTCGTTTTTAATGTAAGTAATGTCACACTCTCAACGTGCGTGGAGAATATCTAATTGCTCGAAAATATGTCGGTTCGTGTACGTCGGAAACATATTTTTAGCCATTTTATGTTCCCCCATTCCAGACTTTTTCCAGTGTGGGAACATATTATAAGCAATATCTCAATAAATTCTTTGAGATTGGTAATGATTAATCTCTAAAAGAATCAATTCAATAACTGTTATTTATTCAAGGCAATTATCGATATAAAAAGAGCTGTTACTGCGATACCCGTTGTCACTAACCATGCAAAAAATTTCAAATTTCTTTCAAAGGTTTTTCTCCTTAACTCTTCTAAATATGCCTTCCCTTTTGGGGTGAGAACCGAATCCGAAAAATCATCCTCTACATCACCATACTCATTTGGCATTGGTATTTCTGGATGTTTAACAAAACCCCTATTTATCAATTCAAAATAATCTTGCATATATTCTTTGTATTTTCCAGTCAAATCAAAATCTGTATGGACACCATCAATATACACATCATCAAAATTACTTTTATATAATATATTAAGGAATTTCTCTGCTTTTCTATTTATTCTCTCCATAAATTCTATCCCCTTTTATTTTTACTTAGATTAATTCAACCAATTTATTGATTATAAATTCCATTTTTACAGATATCAAATAATATAGTCTTAATTACCAGAACTATAAATCATTGATTGAATGTAATCTATAACCATTGCACTAGAAACTGAAAATCCTTCAGGATTATTTTCATCATGTGTACCCGCATAATTTATTCCAACTACTTTTAGATCAAAGTTAAGGAGCATTCCGCCACTAGAACCACTGTTTGTCTCTGCCGAGTGTATTATCGACCAGAATTCATTCGTTTTTACTTCGCCATATCTATCAGTTATCTTAGTTTTGTTGTACTTAATCACACTACCTATTGAAACAACGTTTCTCTCTCCAAGTGGATTTCCAATTGCCATGATGTTATTACCTACTTCTATTTCGCCATCTACAATCTCTAAAACAGTTAACACAGATTCACTCTTACTAAAAACGATAATGGCTAAATCTAGCTCATAATTCATAGTACCTTCATAAATAAATGCACTGAATTTATTATCAAAATAATCCACTACTTCTATAATCTGATACTTGAAGTTTTTGTGCTTATCAACTACATGATAATTAGTTAATGCGTAGTAGTAATCTTCTGATTCGTGAAAAATGACTCCACTGCCGCTGTAGATATTTTTAGTTGAGAAAAACCATTCATTGTCAAACGAAACGTTGTTTATTAAGATATTTCCCTGTTTAGATTTCAATAACTCATCTTCATCAATGCTCTCGAAATCTTCAATGATTGAGGGTACATAAGGTTCAAAGCTAATATCATTTATTTGGTACTCATCCAATGTAGGTGCTTGAAAGTTGAAATCATAATTTGATTTACACCCTTGTAATATAAATAAATTTAAAATTAAGATGAAAAATAGATACAGTTTTTTCAAAATATTGCCCTCCGAGTTTGCATTGAGTAAGCAAAATTACTATAATACAATCTTAGCAACGGTTGGCAAAATCCACTCAGTCTGAAAAGGATTTGATGAACCGTCATTTTCTTCAAATGCTGAGCATGAATTAATCTCGTTAATAAAGCTCTGTTTAACGCTTGTTTCTAAGTGATTGGCAAGATTGGTAAGATTCGCGTGTAGTGAACCACTAATGCTGCCATCTATATTACATTCTTTGAAATCTAGATAATTAAGCAGGAATCGATTATGACTAACTGCATTTCGTAGTTCAGCTAACGCCTTTAAATTCTTTGATTCAAATATTGTATCTGGGAAAATCGAATGAATATCTTCTTCAGAAAGATCCAACACCTGAGCTATGAGATCGGAGAATAATGTCTTGTCTAATGTTTTAAACAATACTTTTTCATTCTTAAGTTTGTAAGCTATTTTAGTTGTTAAATTCAGTTGATCTATTTGATCTGAGTATTTATTATCTATATAAGCTCTTATCTTTTCTTCCAATAGGCCAATATACTTATAGAGGACTTTTCGAATACGTTTATCGTAACGATATGTGGTTGCAATTTCACAATATTTGATTTTTGAAGCTGTGAAACTACTAAAATACGAATAAATTGAATGATGAAGATTAACACCTTTCAAATCCAAATAGTGCTTAGCTTTATCTATCTCTTCTTGTTTAATCTCAATAAGTTCAATAAACTCATTTGCTTTCATAGTTACACCTTATTGAAAATACTCATTCAGTGTTTCTAGGAAAACAGAGAATGATGGAGTTTCTTCATTTCTAGTTAAATGCAGATTTTTATTGCGCAAGTATCTTTCTTTGAAGTCTTCCCAGTAACCCTCTTCTTTGATTCTTTTAAATTTCACACTATAATTTTTTGTTTTTCGGACTTCATTCCATAAGTATCTGCCAGAGGTTTTATCGAAAATCAATTTGTAAAGATTACCGTTGTTTCCTTCTATCATAATTGCAACATCAAAAGAAAACTCCAGTTTTCCATCAAGCACAAGTTTAGATGTTATTACAGACGTTGAATTGCTAGCAAATTTAAAACTAAGTTTAGGATTTACCTCATTAAATGCATTTATGAAAATGTTCTTAATCTTCTCAGGATAAGAACTCAGTTCCTGTTTGTCTTTTTTTAGGATAAAATTATAATCTAAGTCAAAAGGACCACTCTCACCATTTCGAGTAATTAATCTTTTTTCACCACTTCCAATAAGTCGATATTCAAAAGTAAAATATTCTTTGACACTCTTTTGTACATTTAGAATAATATCTTCACATGCTTTCGCAAGTGAGTCTCTTTCTTCTTTTGAAACATATATATACATAATAATACATCTCCTTTACAATTGATTTTGGCTTCAAATACTGTCCTTGATAAATTTAGGTAGTAATGTTTTTACTCCAAAGAACTCATAGATTTTGTGATGAGTAAATCCAATCGCATCAATCTCAATCGATTGATTTAAATAATCATAATCATCAACTTCATTATTCTTTCCAGAAGGACGAATATAATTCAATGTTTCATACTCCCATTTGTCTAGAGTATCTTTTGACTCCATCGATTTGGTTCTAATACAATAGCCTTGATAAGCATGTCTTGTCTCATGAAACGCAGTAACGATGACCTCAATCCATTGAGATTTAGCAATCCATTCTTCATTGAATATAATTTCGTCAGATTCGAACAGATACATACCAGTAATCTCGTTATTAGATACTTCTGAGGGGTCAAAGAAGCTGATATGAGGTACAGGAATATTTAATATCTTCGCTATAATCTTTACACCATTTATTGCTACTTCGTGATTATTCATTATGCCATCCAACTTTCACTTATTAAAATAATATGCTATCTAGATTTTGGAACTCACATTAATCACTGTATTTATTGATCAACGTAAGACAGGCACCTTCAATTGCTCCACCAATGATAGTTGGAATAATTAAAAAGAGAATAGTCCACACCAAAGCTGGTAACGGTACTGACAATGTTCTGAGTGGTTCATATAACTCTGTTAGAATTGGCAATAAGAAAATTGCTGTAAAAATCTCGCCGATAATGAATGCTAGGAGTACAAATAATGCTTTATTCACGATTTTTCTCCCCCAGTCTAGTAAATTTGTATAGTTTAATTATAACATCACACTTAATAGAATAAAAATAAAAAATGACCATACCCGATTGAAAAATAAGGTATGGTCATATACTACTTTTTAAGTTGTTCTTGAATAATTTTCTCAGCTGCTGATAAAGTCGCCCTTCCCTGCATCTTGTTGCTGAAGGAAATGTAGTCATCAATGATAGCTTCAATCTTTGATTGATTGGTCTCAACAAACGTTACAGCCTTCTCTGTTGAACCCGTGAGATTACTAACCCACTCGCTTAATCTTGATACGACAGCGAGCTTTTTGTCATCACCGACAAGATAAGCTTCACCCTTTTCTTTTGCGAGCCTGTTCTTTTCTTCAACAATCATGATGAATTCTTTGATGGTTTTCTGGACACTTTCATCGAAGACGATATCTTTAGCTTTGTTTACTAAGTCAGATACATTCTCTGCAGTGTTTTTTAAATCTTGCTTCACCTCTTTGATCACATCATTTAGAGACTGATCTTTCCCCAGTTTTGATGTCACATAGAGTGCCAACAATAAAAGGGATGTAATGAGCAGAATGATTTCAAGTGTTGTCATTTTCTTTGCCTCCTAAGCGTTTATAGATATTGACTTGTGAATCTTCAAGTCTGGATACACGATGTTCTAAGACATTGACATCTTTCTTTAACGATTTGATATCTTGTGCATGCATTTCTAATAGATTAAGCATTTTGATGTTTTGCTTCTCTATAGTTCGAAGATTGATAAGAATCTCATCGTTATTCGTTTTGTTTTTCTGTTCTTGACGATTGAACTGCTTGATCGTTGTCATGATAACAACCACCATTGTTACAATCCAATACACCAAATTTTCCATTCTAAATAGACTGAGTAAGTTATCCCAGTTCATTACTAATCACCCGATCTTTGTAGTTTTCTATGTAAGTCAGTGCTTCCCTTAATAAAGGTATGTATGCTAAACCCTTACTTGTATTCCAGTTCTTTTTGTATTCAATCATGTGTGTGTACCATGGTTCATGAACAACATGTCTATATTTTCCCGATTTATCAACATGATCCAGGATCCCACGAACTCTAAAAATATGATAATGGGACTTCTGTGGTTCTGGATAGTCGATTCGCATTTTATAATGTTCAACAAAGCTGTCTAGAAACAATCCGAGTTTACTGGTTAAATCTATATTTTTGTATGCTTCATACGCATCTCGATAGTTTTCATCCAAGTAAATCAGATTATCTTTTTCCGATAAAACCTCATCGATATAAGCACGATCATATAGAGGAACTGTTGGATCTAGATTTTGTTTTTTGAGATAGATATCTTTTCCATAAGCAAACACATCTAATGTTCCTAAACTTAAATGCACATTCCCTTTGAATCCATCAAGTACTACAGTCACATCATCATCGCTGTTCTCATCGTTTAATCCAAAGGCTAAAGAACCACAGTAATAGATAAACATCACTGTGGTATTTGGGAATATTCCTTGAACGATTTCAAGGATACTTTCGTTAGATTGGATCTTCTGTTTCACTTGGAGCATTTACTTGTGGTTCAACCACTTCAAAATCATCGATGGAATCGTCAAACCCGACCACGTTTTCTTTTAGCCATAGATAACCTTGTTCGATGGGATTTGTGTTTTGAAATTGAGTAAAATCTGATGTCGGAATCTCGATATCGATTTCTTCAAGTGGTGCACTCTGGTTAGCTCGTGCTTCTTTTGATAGATAGGAAGCGACACAGATAACTGCTTTCTTAACGACATAGTCGATGTTGAATGCGGTAATTCGGTGATAGGATAGTGCGATACCAAACTTTGATTGCATGTTTTTAATAATAGCCATTGTATACCTACTTTCTTAGCGTGCGATAAATCGTCACAGAGATTAAATCAGGTGATCCAAGATTAAGTCCTGGATTGATGTAGAGATTTCCAATAGTGCCATTGATCGTATGAGCAAAATCGACCATTGTAAGGGTTGCATTTCCTTGGCCAGTTACTGACGTGATAGCTTTTCCGTATGCTAGCCACTGTTGTGTGTCATTTAGTGAAAGCGCAAATGTTGGTGATAATTCGAAATCAATCACCTTTGAAATACCACTTTTGAGCGTAACTCCAGAAGAATAAGCATCTGGAATCGCAAAGGATGAAGTGCTTCTTGCAGAAGTCTTTGTGATAGTACTAACAACATCGTTTGAATAGGTAGCCACATAGGAACCGGTGAGATTGGATAAACCCGAAGTACGGTAATAGATAAGTGTCGATGATGAATCAACAGATGTACCTTGTGTGGTTGCGACTACATGAACCTTATAGATATACGCTGGATCAAACACCAATGATGCACTATGCGTATAGGTAATGCCTTCATAAGCATAGACCAATTCAAGCTCACCACCCACCTTCACTACAGACGTTGAATTTCGGGCATATAGAGCATTGTTAGTGTAATCAAAGGCTAACTCCCCAACGTAGGAAAGGTTCGCTGTTGAGGGCTTTGTGGTGCCACGTTTGACCCGAAGTATAGCCATTAGTATGTACCACCATCAATGATGGATGAAGGTTGTAAAACTTTAGTAGTATCGATACCGATTTGGTATTTCACAACACTTGGCGTGTATTTTGAATCAACGATTTGATACACCTTAATCGCATTAGCTATGACAGCTGCATCAAACGCTGCAAGTGTTCCCAATGTGTCAGAGCCTGTACTCTCTGAAATATTTGTATTGATGACATTAGCCAGTATATTCTTTTGAGTGGTTGTCAAATGTATGTCAGATGCAACGTGAGCGTTATAGGTAGTGGTTGATACACCGCCAAGTCCTGCAAGCGTGACTGTGACAGCTCCGGTTGAACCGTTGACACTGGTTACAGAGTCCGTAGGTGTTAAGAGCTCTTGCCAGTTGGCTAATGTTGCATACCCTGCAGTTTTAAGAATAAAGGATTTATTGATATCAGTTCTAACTGCTACATCGCCTTCTTGAGCATTGGATAGAGCTAACATAGCAGTTTGGCTTGCTACCACCCATGTATTTGTAATCGCTACTTTTGGAATGACTGAATCTGAGAGTTTTCCATCGGCATCTAGAATTGGGATATTTCCGTTTCCGGTTCCGGTGTTTTTAGTTGCAGCAGTACCTAATCCAAGAGCTGTGATTTTGTTATCGATTTGAGTATCGACTTTAACAACACCTGGAATTTTTAAATAATCTGATTCTGCAAGTGGTGTACCTACGCTACCTGTCTTATCAGCTTTTGCAATGTATAAATGCTCTCCACTAAAATCAACAAGTGGTTCACCAGCTTTAATCGTTCCAGTAGTTCCAACGAGTGGTCCAGTACCTGCCGTGGTTCTACGTTTAATTTGTATTGTTGCCATAATATTTCCTCCTTATTTTTTGAGATACGCTTGTGTCACTCGATGAGATGTATTACCCAAAGATAATGTGACAAGTCCATTAACATACGATATGCTTAGTGAGTAATCAGCTCCACCATATCGATAACTCATCGACGAATTTGATCCTACAACAATAAATAGTTGATTGGTTGGTAGACTGACAATCGTTGTGTTTTCAATCACGATATAAAGAATACTTTTCATTAAAGCATATGAATTTACATCACCAAATCTATATACACCGTTGCTAAGTTTTGTTAATCCAAGTTGCTGAGGATAGTAGAAATCTTTTAGTTTTGATTCAAGTTCTTCAACTCTTACACGATCCGATGAGATCATCTGTCTTTCAAACTCGTTAATGAGGTTAACTGAAGTAGTTGTTTTTGAATAAGCTGCCAAAGCATACTCATATAACCCTTCTGTAATTTGAAGGTTGGCTTGTGTAAGCACAGGATAAGTACCAACCGCTTCTTTGATGTAAATACTCACTGTATTCGTTTGTGTATCAACACCAAGTACAACATATCCATACTTACTTGAATCCGGTGTTACAGACACCGTTGTCTGATTTTCAATATAGATAATTCGTCCGTAAACTGCGACATAGCCATCCAAAAATGTAATCGTGTTGTTAGCTAAGGTATAACTGCACTGTGATTTCACGTATTTCAAAATACCTATATCACTTGAAAATAAAAAATGATACAAATCCGCATCGATTTTCGATGTGACGTTTGCACCATCAAAGGTTACTTTTTGAATTCCCATTTAGAATTCACCTCCATCGAGATCTGTGATCCCTGTTGTTTGTATTGAGACATGACCTGCAGCTGAATTCACACTCTTATTCAATAGCTGAATCTTCTCGGTCAACTTGATGCGATATTCACCTAGTGTCATCGTTGCTTGATGAAATCCATTGTTAAATTTGATACTGGTGACCACCGAATCATAGATTTGATCATTGTTCATGAACTCGATGAAGTCACCCAGTTCGATGTTTTTCATCGGTTGTATGACATCATTATCGGTTCTAATCCTAAATGTGATATTATGGTCTAGTTTCGATGTGATCATCTCTGATCTGGCTTTAGTCAGTAGAGATGGATAATCACTATCCGTATAGATGGATGCTTTTGGTTTTACACTCTGATACCTATTCTGATGGTTGATATCCTGAGTTAACTCACCATTTCTTAATAAAAAATACTCGATGGTTGATTTAATTAAGACATTTTCACTCTTTGGATAATAGGTGAGTTTATTCACCATTTGACTGGAGCTATCATTGACAACCAAATCTTGAATGGCTTGATAATTGTTCTTGAGTTTGATTCCCCTTTGAACCTCACTGATTCGAAAGATGATCCCAGTCACCCTTCCTCTTAAATACACTGCTTCAGAGGTTAGTCTTAACCCATACGATTTTGTAATAAGCTCCATGAGTGATGCCAATGACATTATCTTATCTGCTTCGAAGGAGAGTTCTCCTTGAACACTAGCATCACGCTGTATGGAGAGGTAACTCAAGTTCTGTAATGCGTCATCGCTTTCCTTAAAATGACTTAATAAAATATTTTCAAGGTACAATCCCAAGTCACCCATAAAACTTTGAACTGGAATGTCTATTGAAAACATTTCTTTAAAATCAAGCACATGAATTGATGGTCGGTGTTTGTCTGCTACTTCTAATCGTTCAACAATACCGATGTAGTGAATCGGTGCGTCCTTTAGGATGACAATATCTCCAATAGATGCATTAAGCTTTGTTTTATTTACTATGAAGGTTGATTTTTGAATGATGACTAGATCAAGTATGATTTCAAAATCCTTATCAACATACCCATAGTCTTTATAGGCAAGGTTTAGTCTATCGAGGAATACAAGTTGCATAACTATACCCCCAGATACCCTTCAAGTAATGTGATGCGACACGTGGTAGGACTTGCGACTCCTGGTTTGAATTCCACTTCGTACTCTCCTGGTTCAACAAAGAGAAAATTGTCGCAAGTAAAATCCTGTGAGCCATAGATGGATAGGATCTCACCGTTATCAATTTGACGAATGTATTGCTTATTCGGGATAGCCGAGATGTGTATTTCCCCGTTTAATTGCGTGTGATAAAGCCTAAGCATCGTAATCACAGTACTGTTTTTTCTGATAATAATCTCTGGGTCACTTACCGCACCCATGATTTCAATTAAAAGAGGTGCCTTTTGTACACCCCTGTTGATGATTTGAATTTTGCCTTCAAAGAAAGCTGAATACCTATAAGGATAACTGTATGCATATCGTTTTCCAACTGTATCTTCATTAACATTAACTGTATAGAGTTGATTCTTTAACCATAAGGATAACTTCTGAAAGATAATCTGGCTTTGTAATGTTCCAGCTACAAGCTCCTGTTTAGATATCGATTTGATATCTACAAAACAAAAAGCAGAATCATCCGCTTCATAGTACAGTTTGAGCTCTTTTTCTCCAAGTTTGAGATAGTTCATCAATTCGGTGTATCCTGGGTATCCTTTGAGAAATGTTAGGGTTGCTTGAATCTCCGTTAGTCCTTGAGTCTGATCAACACGATCATAAAATGTTTCATACTTAAGGTAAGTCATTTCTTGTGAATAACCAAGTCCACTTATCGCATGGATTAAGCAACCGCTGCGGTAATCAAAATAAAACTTATTACCCGATGGAGTTTCAAGATAGATTTTTCGAATCATATCACACTACCTCCAAGAGCTCTGTTGATGGAATCGATATTGAAGGTTGGTGATGTGGTATTGATGGTGATATTATTTGTGTTCGTGTTTGAACGGTTCACGTTACTTGTCGAGCTTACACTTTGGGTTTGCTTTAAATTAAACTTATCACCAAACCAACCACCTATCTTTCCGAAGAATCCACCAACTTTATCTGCAGCATTCCCGACAAAATCACCCACACCTTTTGCCATGTTTGATGCGAACTCACCAATGTTTCCCGTAATGCTTCCAACCATATCGCCAAAGTTACCTGCGATATCACCCATCTTTGAACCTAAGTCGCCAATCCACTCGAATATTTGAGTTAAAAATTCGACAATCTTTTGAACCACTGCCATGACAGGTTCTAGTACTTTTTGAAGTACTTTGATAGCCGGAACTAAAATGGCTTGGAGTACTTTCCCAATAATCTCAATCAGTGGTGCAACCATCTCTAACAATTCTGCAATGAACTCGATTTGAGTCATCAGTGGCACCAATAATACTTCAATAATGGGAACTAACATTTCAACAAGCATGATGATTAAATCTATCAAGACATCAAGAATCGGTGTTAGTGCAGTCATTAGACTATCCACGATCGTCATGATCGGTGGCAACAACAGCATTAAGGTTTCACCAAGTCTAGCTAGTAATGCTCGAAACTCTTCGCTTTGAAATAATGCCATAGCAATAATCGCTATGAGTGCACCAATACCAAGTGTAGCAAAGTTAAGTCCAGCACCAGCAAATAAACCTGAAGTTCCAACTGCCTTTAATGCGGTCGAGACTATATTTAAAATAGGTCCTACTTTTCCGATGATGGAAAGTACTGGACCTATCGCTGTTATCACCGCACCAAGTGCGAGGATGATTTGTTTTGTTCCTGTATCAAGATTACTCCATTTCTCAGTCCAGCTTTTAATCGTTGGAATGATTTCATCTCTAACCTTTTGAAGCATGGCTTGCATGATGGGTAACACTTGAACAGAGATATCCATCGCAAGACTACCGAGTGCTTGTTTGGTTTGATCGACTGTATCGCTAAACTCCCCAGATATTGCAGCTTGTTCTTTGGTTATAATGCCAAGTTCTCTGACCTCTTGTCTTAGTGAGATAACTGCAGATTCTTCTTGCGATAACATAGGGAGAATTTCAGTACCAATCTTGTCACCAAAAAACTCATTCGCTATACCCACTCTTAGGGCTTCATCTTCTACGCCAGCTAATGCGTCACGTATCAAATTAAATGCTTGATCTGCATTAAGCCCTTTGAGATCCTCAACAGTTAGTCCAATTTGTGCAAGACTCTCCGATACCTTATCACCATTACCAGTTGCGATATCGCCAAGAATCCCATTGACCTTAATAAAGGCCTTATTTAGGCTTTCTGTCGAGCTTCCAGAGATCTTCGCAACGTAGTTCCACTCTTGTAAACTCTCGGCGCTAAGCCCAAGTTTAGCGGCTGTATCCGCAATTTCGTCTGCAGCATTCGCTGTCTTAACAGCAAGTGCACCAAGAGCAGATAAAGCTCCCAAAACTGGTACAGTAACTGATTTCGTTAGTGTTGAACCTAATTTACCTATCTTTTCGTAGTTGGCATTGGATAGTTCTGTGATTTTGGTTCTTGTGTTTTGAAGCTCCTTATTGAGTTTGGATACTTCCGCTTCAGTATAGGCAACATTTCGAGCGAGTTTATTGAATTCAGTTTCACTCATCTGTCCAAGTTTTACTGCTTGCTTTGCTTTCTCAAGCTCTTGATTTTGTGTTTCTAGCTTCTTTTTAGTCCTTTGAAGGATGTCATTGAGCTTAGATTGTTTTTGTTTCCAAAGTTCGACATTAGAGCTGTCGTATTTGAGGTTTGCATTAATGGCTTTGAGATCCTTTTGTTGCTCTTTAAGATCCGATTGAATTCCTTTGAGTTCATTCTCTAAATCTTTGCCATCAAGACTTAGCTTAATATTTAATCCTTTGACTGTTTCTGCCATCTTAACTCACCTCCAATGTATAAAAAACACATCTCAAAAGATGTGCTTAAGGAAAAATAAAAACTATTTAATCTTATTCGTGTATCTGTAGAGGAAAAACGCACCAACAACAGATAATAGAAAACTTCCAATTACAGCAATATAGAAACCTGATTCGACATTAGCGAGCGGTATAAAATTAAAGTTCATACCATAAAATGATGCTACTAAAGTAGGAATAGATAAACCAATTGTGATTACTGCTAAAGCCTTCATGACAATATTTAAGTTGTTAGAAATAATAGATGCGAAGGCGTCCATCATACCTGCTAAGATATCTCTATAAACAGAACACATCTCAATCGCTTGATTGATTTCGATTTCTGTGTCTTCCAGCAAATCCATGTCATCTTCATATTGCTTAAATTCAGAGCTTCGTGTTAATTTGTGTACAACAACTTTATTAGAATTAAGGGCCGTAGAAAAGTATACAAGGGATTTGTTGAGTTCCATTAAATCAAATAGTTCTTGGTTTCTCATTGAATGATGCAGTTCACTTTCAACTTTCTTAGTTTGACTATCAATTTTCTTTAGGAAAGCGATGTATGTCATTGCCAATCGATACAAGAATAATAATGTTAATCGTACCTTTTTATGTGGTTCAATCTTTTTATTCTTGCTAAATAAATCTTTGACCATATCTGTTTCTTTGACACTGATTGTAATAAAATGATTCTCAGTGTGAATAATCGCAAAAGGTGTTGTTGTATATGCATTCTTACTGTTTTTAATTGGATCATATAGTGGAACATCAAGAATAATTAACTTAGCGCTGTCTTCCATATCGATATGCGCATTTTCTTCTTCATCAAGTGCACTTGTTATAAATTCATTAGGTACACTAAGTTTTGACTTCAACCACTCTACTTCTTCAGTTGTTGGTGCTATAACTTCAATCCAAGAACCATTAACTAATTCTGTTGTTTCCAAAATGTTGATGTTGAATTTTTCTAACTTTTTGTTTACTTCATAATATTGTCTAATCATTGCTCACACATCCTTTTTGAGCAGTTAGACATGATGTCTTTTTCATCTTCTTTCCTCCTAATTATTATTTTTCTTATTCCATTAGAAGGTAATTTGAACGTGACTAACTAACACTCTCGTTATCAACGTGCGAATGTATAGTTAAAAAAACTTGAGTCGTATGATTCAAATTACCCTTTTGTATTCGCTCGTGATCCGATTCCATTAGTTATTCACCTCCTAAACATCGTTGTTATTATATCACTAAAATATCATAATAAAAACCCCAATTATATTAAAAAAGCATCAATATCTGATTGTGAAGCACGTCTACCAGAGTCTTTTCCAGATATGACATTCATTTCCAGTTGAACCAACTCAAAGTAAGTTGATAAATCAAAATACTTCGAATCCTCAATTGAGAGTCCTAGATGAGCCAAGTTAAAGATAATGTTTGAAGTTGCACCAAACTCTAGCTCATCATTTTGACTGTGGGGATGGTTTGGTGCCTTTTTGGAGAGTGCCGAGCATTTCACCGATAGTTTGCGATAGAATGCCTAATTCTTCGGTATCGCTCAAAATGCCAAAATCAAGTGCCATCAAGAAATCATTGTAAGAAGTCTTGCTGAATGGTCGATGAAGCACATAAATAATTCGGAAGATCGTATCGATTACGAGCGAGAAATCTTCTTCTTTGATATTCTTTCCCTTTTCTAGTTTTTTGATATCACTGAAAAGTTCAGAACCGAATACATTACGATAATCGATGATTGTAAAAAGTGACGAATGGAGTTTATACTCCTTGTCACCAAGTTTGATAACTTTTTCCATAGTTCAATCCTCCTTAAATGAATGTTGGTAGTACTGTCGATGTTGATAAAAAGTTCGTGTAATTAGTGTCTCCAACACTTGCGATAACACGAAGGATTAGATTATTTCCTGATTCGATTGGGCGAGCGGTGATGTTAAGTGATATTGAGTTAGCTTCAATGGAGTCGGTTTTCGATTTGCTAGCATCCCCTGAAGGTGTAGCTGTACATAGGTAATACCAAATACGACGTGCTTTAGCATCACCTTGAATTTCATAACCCAATGCGAAGGTCTTGGTTTCATTGTTGACCACTTCGACAAAGTTGCCATTGGTGTCCGTCTTGAATCCAAAGATATCCTTTTTAAATTCATCATCAATCTCAGTAAATTTGAGGGTGACTGTTGAACCTGAATTGGAGACTAGGGTTGCGATAACTTTATCATCTGCATAGACCTGCGAACTACCACCGATGATTTCGGTAGTGATTTCTTGAGCACCAACCAGACGCTTTGGTGTGCACTGCTATGATTTTTTAGGACACATAGGTACCACCCTAGACATAAAAATAGCGACATGCAACTTTCCTTTGTTGCTTCTATTTTATCATTTAATACTGTTTAAGTAAATCCGTTTATTGTTCGATACTCTACTGGTGTTAAGTAATCTAATCGATAAGCTACTCTGTGATGATTAAAATAATCTATGTACAACTCAATAGCGGTATTTATATCTTTGAAGTCATGCATTTTAATATAATGTTTTAGATCCCCTTTTATCCATCCAATTAGTGATTCAATTACTGGATTATCAGTAGGTGTTCCTGCTCTTGACATAGAACGAGATATTGGATAATCCTTTTGAGCTTTTCAAACTTTTTAGAGGAGTACACAATCCCTTGATCACTATGTAAGATGGTATGGTCATCACCATATCCTCTTTCTTCTTTTATTCGAAGGAAATCATTTAAACTTCTTAAGTGATTCATAACTCCATTTCCGTGATTATAGTTCGCACAATCATATCCAACTATTTCGTTATTAAATACATCTACATGTAGGTTTAAATCATATTTCTTTCCATCGTGTTTAAGCATTGTTGTATCACTACACACTTTCTCAAATGGTCTTGTAGTATTCCAATCTCCATTGATTAAGTTAGGAAACTTATCACTAACTCCTTTAGGTCTTCTAAACGCTCTTCTACGGGCTCTAGAGTAGATTCCCATTTCTCTGAAACATTGATACATTAAGTAATAAGATACAAGCCATCCTGTCTCGTTAATGATATCTTTTCTTAATGCTCTATATCCTTTTTCAGGATGGATTAAATGATAATTCTTTATAAGCATTTTAAGCGTTTCTTTTGTTTCTTGTCTCTGTGTTTTATTCTCTCTTCTTCTTAGCCATCTATAATATCCAGATCTGCTGATTTCCATGTATTCACATAAATCATTGATGTAGTATTTTACTCTAAATTTATGAACCAATGTATATTCATAATTCAGGATTTCTTTTTTTTCTGACGGTTGGTGAATAGTGTGTATAAACTACCTTATATTCTCCAATATGTCAGTTATTCCTAAGTCTTTCATGTAATCTATGTACTTAACTCGTTTATCAGCTTTATTGACCTTTTTG